TTCTAACTATTAAGTATTTAAGATCATTAGTAAAGTAATCTTTTGTACATAAAGCTATAAGTCTATCAGTAATCTTTTGATTTATTGTATTTTCTTTTGAATATACAACTGCATAGTTAGCAAGTCTTGTAGATAATGTAGATGCAATATCTGCACGATAGTCATCATCCTTACCAATACAACTTCTAAGCTCACCAAGAATATATTGTTCACTGTCATGAGTCAATAGATCTTTTGGTGTTACAAGCTTATCAAGCTTGTTATTAATAAAGGTTGTAAACATAGAAGCAAATGCATCACCAACGCTACCTTCACCAATCATTTGAATGATGCTTAGGTTTTCTTCAAAACTTTCAAAGCTAGATATAGCATTAAAGAATGTTGTGATAGATCTTGCATTAGTCTCTTGTGTTACTAACTCTGGATGAAGTAATAAGAAGTTAATACATCTTGTGTCAATACCTGCTTCCTCTGCCCACTTTGCCCATACGTTTACATCAAACTTTAGGTTTGCAGTAATATATCTAGTCTTCTGTGCACTGTCTACAGTATTAACCATATAGTCTCCATTATCTGGATTTGCTGTCAATATAATATGCCAGTCCTTTGGTAGTGTCCATGAGATATAAGTTTGACGGTCTATCAATTCCATAACTGCTTGAATGAATCTTGTATCTGCACGGTTCCAGTCATCTAGTAATAAGATACCACCAGCTTTTGCATCAGCAATCCACTCAGGAGCACAATAAGACATTCTATTCTTACCGGTCATCTTGTATCCATTCTTTAGATACTCTTGTACTGCTAGCTCATCAACCCACATACCTACTTTTTTAGTAACTTGAGAGTTTAGATTAGCTAAGCTGGCACCCGCTGCTCTTTGTGTTGCAGTTACCATGTTTATATTATTGTTATTTGATTTTACTATCTTTTCTTTATACATTTGGAATTGACGTACTGGAAAACCAACTAGATCACCAAGCTCTTCTATCTGAGCCAAGTTTAACTTAACAAATTTTAAATCATTCTCTGTTGCTAGCTCTACAATACTTGAAGTTTTACCAATACCTGATTCACCTACTACCTCTACTGATACAGGATTTTTACCTTCCTTTTGTAGAAATCTATTGTTAGTTATTATGTGATTTACAAATCCTTTTAGTTCTGTTACGTTTAAATTTACTTGTGCCATTTTATTTTATTAATTAAATTTTATTACTTTTCCTGGTAACTCATCATTCATCTGAGATATACTACTTAAACACCATAAGGTATTCTTTGGACAATCTTCAGGTGCATATGCTTCACCATCTGTTAAATATATAAGAGCTGTATACTGCCCTTTCTTTTCATTATAGTGGTCAATAACTGGTTGGAAGCTTGTCCCACCACGACCATGTATTTCCCAATCTCTATTAGGACTAAACTCTTTTACACTACTCAGCCTTGTATCACACTGTGCTACTGTAATCTTGTGTCCTGTCTTATGCATATGTGTCAACTCACTAAAGAATTCTGTTAACTCTTCATTATTAACTGAACCACTAGTATCTACACCAACAAGTATATGATTCTTAAACTTAATCTTAAGGCCTGGATTAGCAGCATAACGTTTGTTATACTTACGTCTCAGCTTTTTAGTATATACTATACTAGAGTTACCTACAAATCTTCTTAAGTAACCTTTCCAATCAAATTTAGCAGGTTCAATATGTGTAAGTCTACGTATAAGATCAGCTAGCTCTCCTGGAACAGTACCATGTCTCTTTACGGTTTGTTCTGCAGATTCTTTTAACTGATGCTCAATTTGTTTTTGAACTAGTTTTTTATCAGCTTCAGATAAATCATTAAAGTCATCCCATGTAGAGTGACAGTGAGGTGTAGTCCCATCCATTTTACTCATCAATGAATCTAATGTAGGAGATGTACCATCTTCTTGAGCTTTTTCTAACAGCTCATAGTATTTATCTGTACCCGCTTTCTTTGGAAGTTTTAATTCAGGAAAACTTGATAACAACAAACCACCCTCTGGTAGTTTACTTTCCAATATGTATTGGTTAATCTCCAAATCTGCAGCTATATTAAATAACTTCTTATCTGAATAAAGATCTCTAGTAATTAAATGGCCAAATGCAATATGCAATAGCTCATGTTTTATAAGACCATATCTATGATCTTCTTTGAGCTCTGTATAGAACTCAGGGTTTATAGTCAATTGCATACCAATACCGTGTTTACTTACACCTGCAGTAGGTATTTGTAAACTGTACCTCTTATTGATACCAATTAAAAAGAGCCCGTAAAAGGGCTCATCAAATATTAATGTTTTGGTTGTTCTAGCAACCTGTTCTTGTATGTTAATCATAATCTTTTATTTTTCTTAATATATCTATATATACTTTATCTGCATCTCTTCTTTCTAGACTCTGATATATTCTTGATAGCTTTAGTGATCCTAATTTAATACCATAATTTATGGCTATACAAAACTTCACTCTAGCATCAAACATTAATGCTTTACACATTAACTTATCTAATATGTCTTTATCAGCATAATCTGAATTGTTATAGATTACACATCCTAAAGCACGATCATCAGGAAGACCTTGAAGCATTTGTTTTATTCTAAAAAATTCTTCAACTGTTATCTTCTTCTTCATCTAAAATTAGTTCTATCCATACACCGGGGTTATCTTTATCATAAGTATATTGTTCAAAGCCAGGAATTATAAACTCTGCATTATCATCTTCAATCCATCCATATTTAACCATATCATCTTGCACTGTCTGTGCAGGATTTATATAGTCAAACTTGTGACGACTGCCTCTGATAAATAGAAAAGATATTTTTACTGGTAACTTTGTCTTTTCTAATTCTTGTTTAAAATCTTCTGCATATTCTAAATATATATCTTTAGTAGCTTTTCTGTAATTCATTACAGCTTTGCTAGCAATAAAGTATTTACCTGTCCAACGTCTCCCATTTTTACTAGAAGGTACATTGCCTGGTATCCACCATCTTATTTTTCTCATATTATTTATTTATTACTTTTTTTAGTATTGGTTGTATAATAGAGTGTACATAGTCAAGACCGTTTTCTTTCATACCATCAGAAATATCTTTGGCGGTAGGAAATATTAGGCCATCTAGTTTATACATGTCTCCATACTTCATGATAGCAGCTTTACCTGCATCATCATTGTCAAAAAGTGTTATTACTTTTTTATACTTCTTCTTAAGATATTCTATTACGTGTGGTTTAATCATAGTATTCTCTGAGTCAGGGGCTATAACCTCTATATTGTAGCCAATGCTAGCTAAACACATTGCATCTTTAAGAGATGAGCAGATTACTAAATATGGTTTATCATATCTCAGCTGATCATAACCTTGTAGATGCGGATTAATCTTATGAAACTTATGTTTACTATGAGGTTGATATAATTTATAGGCCTTACCATGCTTATCATAGTATCCGTACATATACTTACCCTCTATCTTAAGTGACTTAACTTTAAAGTTCTCTTCTTTAACTAAATTATAATACTCAATTGGCCTAACATTAAACTTATCTAACATAGTTTTACCTATATTAAAGTCTAACCAAAACCCGCTGTCATCAGTTGTCCATTCTCTATTTTTAATAAAGTCAACTTCCCACTTAGCTACAGGCTTGAAGGTCTGTGTTTTATAATCTGAGCTCTTTACATATTGATTGTAGTCATTTATTATTTTCATTGATGCTTTAGGAAAATCTATATTAAACATATGCTTAACTAGATCAACCTTGTTACCACTCTTACCGGTTGAGAAGTCCTTAAATTTATATTGCATTATTGATTTGTCAACATAAATACAAAAACTAGGTGTATTCTCATTAGGATTAAAGATAGACTTAATCTTTAGATCTTGTCCTGTTAAGGTTTCTGGTAGAGATAAATAATATTGAAACACCCAATAGCTTGGAACATCAGCAGGTTGTAATACTAAGTTCTTAGTGCTAATCATATAATTATTATTAATGTAAATTAAGGGATGTACAATGTACACCCCTCTCATTACTCTTATCTATAAATCAAAGTCATCTCCCTTTGCTTGAGCTGGCTCAAAGCTAGTAGTTGCTGCAGACTCTTTCTTCATTAATGGTCTAAAATGCTGTGTGTTTGTTTTATCAAACGTTAGTATTCTAGAGTTCTCTGTGTCTAAAGCTTCTAAAGGTACACCTTCTTTATTCATCTTTGGTAAGAACAAATCATTATTTACATAACCTTCTTTGTTTTCCCATTCACGTGCACCTAAGCAAGCATTAATATAACCAGTCTCTGAACATACTTTAGCGGCCTTAACCATAAAGTCTTCAATTGTATTAGCCTCTATTGCATCAAGCTCATTTCTTTTACCTACAACCTCAGATAAAAATACCATAGCTTTTAGAACTTCAGTATCTCTTTTGATTTCATTACCATTATTTAATGTAGCATCTTTATAAGGATAAGGAGAGAATCTAACTCTACCTACCTGACCAGTATAACGTTCTCCATTAGGATTGTTCATGTCTTTTAAGAATCCATTAAATTCACCAGATACTGGTTCACTTTCTACATGTAACATAATATTAAATGCGTCTGCATCATAAGGCGTTTGATCAAAAGTAATTGAATTGATTTTAACTTTGTGATTACCTGTTCCAATTACTGGTTTGATTGTGCCTGATCCAACAGACATGTCTTTAGTACTTAACATAATTTTTCTTTTTAATTAATTTATTATTACTCTTCATATTTTTGTATGCACTCTTTTACATACTTAAGGTCATTAGGGATAAATATATCCTCAAACATACCCATTGGTGATTTACATGTGTTCTCTCCATTGTTTTGAGTTTCAAAACCATATTCAAGTACACCATCATCATTTTTATTTACTTTTCCAAATAGAACAATTGAAAACAGACCTTCCAAAGTTAATGTATTATCTATCATTTTACCAATAGTTTTAGCTTTGATTTTTCTATTTCCATTTATATCTGTAGAATCTTCTGAATGTGTCAGAAATATAACAGTAAGGTTATCTCTTAAGTCTTTAGGCATTTTAGCTACCATTGCTAAGTTGGCTGCTATTTGCGTAAACTTATCATAACCTTTCTCATTAGCTCTATCAAAGTATTCAAAGGAGCTCATATATTGCCAGTCATCAACTACTAGAGTTTTAATGTGTGGCATTTTCTCATCAACATGTTTTATAGCCTTAATAATACCAGCTGCTGAGGCTGCTGATGTTATATTACCTTTAGGATTATCTTTGCTTATCTGAGTATACTTACTCTTATAACCTTTAAAAGGTAGAGGTTTATTTGCTATGTTTATTATGAAAGTCTCTTTGGGATCTAATGTCCTGATTGAGGTAGACTTTCCTGTACCTGAATCTGCAATTACTAATACGCTTTGTGCCATTTATTTTACTATTTTATTTATTACTTTAGTTAATGTTATTAATGTTTGATTAATTTCTTCTAGCTTTTCTATTAAAGGGTCTACCACTACATCATCAGGGTTAGGCAAACTAGGATTTGCAAAATCTAATATTGCTTTCTCTTCTTTCTGTGGTCCTCTACTAGTTACATCATTAATTACCTTGAGTTCACTGACAGGTATTATGTGTCTTTGAAATCCTGAACTAGATGTAATCATTTCATATTCATCTTTCCAGTGTGGGTTATACTTATGTAAATATAGAGTTCTCTTTGGATCTTCTGAGTTATAATCTATACTTACAAACTCAGTATATATGTCATCCTCTTTCTCCAATTCACTTGGGAAGAAGCTAACATGTAGATCATCCTTACCAGATGGTCTATAAGCCATCTTAGGAATATATAGTGCATTAGGTTTATTATTACTATCAAAGTAATCCTGATGCTCCTCTCTAAGTTTTGCAACTTTTTCTTTACGTTGTGCGGGTGTTAATCCCATATCTTTATTATTTATATTTTTAGTATTTATCATCTGCGTTCTTGTTGTCCTGGTGTAGCCATTTCTTCTATTTGCATTTGCTCAAACTTTGCTCTGAAGAAACTCATTCTTGCATCACCATTCCTTGCTTTAAGAAAATGTAGAACCAATGTTCTATCATTCTCAATTATATATCTATCAGGTCCATAGTACCTAATCTTCTGCTTAGCTGGCCTGTTGATA